GGTATGGGTTATCGAAGAGTGACGCAGGAATAAATCTACGCTTAAATAAAGGCTGACCTTCCTTGCTGTGTCCTTTAGGGAATGTAATAGTTTTGCCTGATTCAATGTCTGTAGCCCAAAAAGGTTTTCCTGCTGGTGCAGGATCAATAAACATTTTCTTTACCCAAGAATGTCCAGCGCCACCTGGGTTTGTAGTTGCTCTCATGTAAAGCCCTAACTCTTTACCATGAGCGCTACGAAGACGTGACCTCATATAATCCCAAGCGTAAGGTGTAGGCCATTGAGTAAGTTCGTCAAATCCAATCCAGTTAAAAGCCTGTCCTTGGTAACGTGTGACATCGGTATCTTTATCCAGATACGACATCCACAGTCTTCCACCTTTAGGAGATACCCATTGAGATTTACGCTCTGACCATTTGATTCCTGGTACGGCACGTGGGTACAACTCCTGCGACTTCTGTATAAGTTCCCTTAGTTCCTCAGTTGTGTGTCGTACAAGGAGTCCAGAGAAGTTAGGATTGTTTAAGCCGTGTAGTGGGTCTGCAAGCATAGCGTATGACTTACCACCACCAGCAGCCCCTCCGTACAAAACTTCTCGTTCAGAAGAACTTAAGAAAGATGTCTGTGGCCCTTCGTTAGGCTTGAATACAACTTCCTGTGCTTCTTCTACGTCATACTCAGGTGCTACTACCTGCGCTGGGATCTGGGGGGTTTCGATCTCCGCTGGCTTCTGAGTAGGCTCCGACTCCTTGCTTTTCGAGCTTCTCGATTTGCGAGAGCGTTTCTTCGAGCCACTTGGCAAGCTTGCGCTTAATTGCAGATGCTTTTCTACGTTTTTGCTCAACTTCTATTCTCTTCTTTAGACCCATGTGTGAAATGTATCGGTCAGTTTCTTTACTCAACCACTGCGCTACTGCTCTGTAACTATACTGCTTGAGGTGTTGTTTTGCAAGCTCTAACGCTTCTAGCTCATGTTCTACAGGAACAAGTAGCTTATCATTTTCTGGATGCACCTCATAGCCAAACGGAACTTTCAAAGTAGTCCTAGCTATAACGTGCCATTCTTTGTTGTGTCCTTTGGGAGGCAGAGGTAACTGCCAGAATCCCAATTCTCTTTGAGGTATTATTCGTTCTCACCTTCTTTTGGTGGTAAATAGAAAATGCCACCTCCACTGGTGACATCTACCTTATCAACTTTACCAAGACCTGCTCTGTCAAGCACATCTTTGGCGGCTATCATTTTTTCTTTGATACCCAACTGAGTGGGATCTTGCAAAGCGCCCATAAGCGCATAAGCAGCTTTCGGGGCAGTTCGAGCAAAGTAAGTCCTAGTTTTTTCAGCGATTTCATCTTTTAAAGCCTCCACTATTGCTGTTGTGCTGGAGTTGTCACCATAGCCAGCTAACTTCTTAGCAGCTACAACATCTCCTCCAGCATCATCAAATAATACATCCAAGAACCTTTGTTGTCTTTCAGTTAATGTCCTTGCCATAAATTGCGTTCCTTATTTCTGATCTACCTATTCCTAGATCATTTAGTTCTCTGTCTGACAACATATGTAGCATTTTAAAGTCTGCACGTTTTTGTTGTCTGATTACGTGGGCATCCCACATTCTTTGTAATAATTTTTTCATGTACTTTCTCCTTGTTTTTGTACAAGGGTAGTTATACACAAATGTTAGCGCTATAGTACTGCTAATATAATATAGCCGTTATGCTATCTAGTCAAGTTAAAATATTCTTTACCTGACAATACAACCTCACAACCACCACTAGCAGGATCGTGACAAACTATTTTATCACCAGCATGTAAATACATTATAGTAGAAACTACATCATAGGTATCATTACCTGCTATAACTTTATCATTTAATATTGTGTGATAAGTGTCAGTGTCTGCGTGATACCACTCTATAGTAACATGTTTATTAGAGCTTGCACCGTTTGTTACATGTAAAAAGTCTATTTCTGCATCAAACTTATAAGGAGCAGTATACAGCACATCACCACTAGCACCGCCAGCAGTAGCTGCAACAGTTATAGCTTTAGTTACTGTGCTGTAATCTCTAGATACCATTTACTTTTTCATCTTCTTCATTGGTCTAGCTGGTGGGTTAGACGCACCACAAGCCATTCCACCGTGAGCCATACCCATACGCTTCTTAGCCATACCACCATAGCTATAACCCATCTTCTTTGCTACTTCTGGTGCAGCTTTCTTTAATGCTTTCATTCCTTTATTCATAATACCACCTTTATTCATGTTATGATAACCAGTACCCCCACAATGAGAACACCCTTTGCCTTTACACTTTGGACACTTCTTTTTCAAGTCCTCTTCCTTCCTGATGCTGTTACAGACCATTTAACTTTTGCTGGTCCAGTTTTCTTTTTTGCTTCTGATTTACTTATTCTACTAGCTACTGCCTTTGGTCTACATGCAGGGTATGGCCTGTTCTTATCTTTACCACCAGAACGTCCACACTTCTTTCCTGTCTTTACATCTGTCCACTCTTCACCAAACCATTTACCTAGCCCACCTTTGGCAAAGCCTCTACGACTAGGCAGTACGTGACTTGACTTTGTTCTTCGTGCTGCCACTGTACTTGCCTCCACGTGCTTTGTATGTTTTAACTAGCCAAGCACTACCGTATGCGCTGGGCCATGTCTTAAACTTATTCTTAGCTTCTCTTTTTACTCTAGCGTATAAAGCTTTGTTTGTTGGTGTTGCCATTACCACTTCACCTTATCAGCCCAGTATGCTGCACTGGTTTTACCTTTTGCTATGTTCTTTGAGTGTCTTGCTTTAAAAGATGCACGTTTCTTTTTCATTCTATCAGACTCTCCTGCTTTAGGTTTTCCTGCAGTCTTAGCACCTTTTTGTCCAAACCTAATAGTAAGAGGATCACCGTTTGGTTTTGTTGTTACAACAATATGTGATTTCTTAGGATGGTCAGGTGTACGCTTTGGTTTGTTGATCCCAGAAACACCAGCACGTTTTACTGCTGCTGCACGTTTCTCTGCTTGAGTCATAGCCATTACTTTTTACCTTTCGAATAAGCCTGTCCACCGTAGAATGCTGCAACTATAGCAGCTACTGATACAAAGTAAACACTAGCCATACTGCCTAGTATCTTTCCTGCTTCACTAAGTCCTAGCGCTATAGCTAGTACAACAGAGAACGGGTACAAGAGCATTCCAAATAAAGCAAACCAAGCCATGTTCCTCTGAGCATCTTCTTTTTTGTCTTCATTTTCGAAGCGTACTTTACGCTCATACATAGCCATTTCTTCTTCAGTGACTACGCCATCTCCGTCTGTGTCTGCTGCTTCCCAGCTACTACCCTCTTCTAGTTTTGTCATAGAGGGTTACTCGCTAGTTCATCGTAAGCTTTCCAAATGTCATCTACTTCTGTTTGTAGTATATCTAACTTGTCACCTATACCGTCTGTTATAGTAGTAGCTTTGTCAACCTGAGAACGTAAGTTAAGTAAAACTTTCTGCTGCTCTAGTAGTTGCTGCATGTTTGTAGTCAACTGTGCCATCTTGGAAGATAGTCCACGTACATCGTTATCTACTACAGCTTGCTCTACTGTTTGTATTCTTGTTGTTATCTCAGACTTTAACTGGTTTATATCATTTGTTAGCTGTTGCATATTTGCAACACTTTTATTGCTTAGGGTCTTTTCGGCTTCTGCTAATTCGTTTGCCGCAAATGTTTTTGCTGCTGTTATATCTTTGTCAGTGTCTGTTCTTAATTTAGTTAAGCTTTTTTGTAATTCTAAAATTTGCTTTGCGTTTGCGCTGGTTTCATCTAAGGCTTGTTCTACCCCAGCTTCTGCATCAAAAAATCTATTGAGTGTATCATAACCAAAGTAGATACCACCTGATACAGCAGATAGAACTGGAAGTGCTACAGCTACCATCCAACCCTTAACGTTAAACCCTCCTATGCTAAACTCCATACTCATTACTGCACAGGCTGTGGCATAGTTCCGTATGTCTCTACATATGCACCAGCATCAAACACTTCAGAAGCTGACTTAAAGTCTGACGTTAGATAGCCTTGCCAACCAGAGCCAAACCCATCATCGTTCCAGTTAATTACAAACTCATCCATAGCTTGTGTATATGTAATCGTTGTATAGTTGCCCACCAAGAAGTTATTCTGAGTGGCATAGCTGTCGATACTAGTTGTAAGTTCTGTGTTATTAGCAGCAGCCATGAAAGCACCTGCTTGTTGGGCATAGTTCTCTACTTGGGCTACAGCTTGGTTGTACGCATCAACTTCTGCTTGGTCTATGCTGTATTCTGTATCTCCAAGTAATCCTTGTAAAGCCTCTTGTTCTGGTGATGTGTCTGCTGTTGCTGCAGCTTCCATTACTTCTACACCTGCCATAATCTCACCAGTTGCAGCAGTTAATACGTCCAGCGCTTCATCTAAGCTATTCATTGCACCTTGGTATTCTTGTGTAAATAACTGTTGTGCATTCTCTGCTGTAGCGTAGTCGTGAGTCAGTACAAGGTCTTTTGCTTCTACGTAGTTGTCAAACTCTTCCTGTGTTATAAGTCCATCATTAAATACGTCATCTACTACAACACCACCTAGTTGTGCATAACCTATAGCACCTACTGTTAGTGTTGAACCGTCTTCTACTCTTTTCTTTACAGCACCCAATGACTCAATAAGATAGTCAATCTTTTCCTGTCCTGTCATCGTTAGCGCTGGGTCCGTTATCTCTGTTGCGCTGCTTAGTTGTCCTGAACCTATCACTAATGGACAGCTTAGGGCCAGTGTCTTCAATAACGACTTCTTCATCCTTGTATTCCTCTCCCACTCTTAATAGAGCATTCCAAAACTTTTTATCTAGTTCGTATCCTACTACAAATACTTCAGGGTTCTCTCTGTATTTGTTAACTGCATTCTTGCCCATTAACAGTTTGCCAGTACGACTATCGTTTATAGGACACGGAGTATTAGCTAACATCATACTCCTAAACACTGTAGGATCTTGGCACATAACTGATATGCCTGATACCTGTAATCCTAACCCTCCTACCTGTTGAGGTAATCCCAGTAATCTAGCATTCTTCCTGCGATTACAGTGGGCATCCTGCTGCATCTCACCTTTAGCCATACCAATTATACTTAATTGTAGGCCTCTACTCAAAGGGATTAAGCAGGAGTCATTACCTCCCCCACCCATTATTGTTGGAGCTATCGCTGACATAGCTGGGTTACTTCCTGGCGAAGACCCTGCTCCATTATAGTTTGTAGTTTGACTACTGTTGTTCGAATCTACAGTTGAATCTTGATAGTTATTAGAGAAGTCACCTGTTAGATCATTTGCAGATACGTGGTAGCTTGTTGTTAATACTAGAATCGCTACACATAAGTTCCGTAGCAGCGTCTGTGTGTCCGATAATAGCAAGGGTTTGAGCATTTTGGTTTCTCTGACATGCAGTATCTCCCACCCTACATGATGCTGTGTACGTAATACTTTGACATGCTGATAACATTCCTAATACGCATAGTTGTATGGATACAGATTTTAATGTCAACACTTTTTTAGTCTATACCTGGTCTTTTTCTGTCAGGGTCTAACACCTCATGACTCTCTAAGAAACCCTCTAAGTACATAGCTCTTTCGATGTGGTCTAAAGTAAAACTCTTTCCTAGCCTAGACTTGAGTGCTTCACGCACATAGAAGACATCGGACTTAGGAATGTGTACACGCCTGAGTCTTTTACTGTCACCGTCTGCTATTGCATCGTAAAACTCTTCGATGACATCCTCAGATGAGTACAGATGTATATTGTTTCGCATGATTAGTTTAACTTACCTATGTCCA